AGAGTATGTATTCTTTGCATAAACTGTGCATTTTCCGGTTATCTCTGCATATTCAGCACGGACATTCTGTCCCCACAAGAGGGGGATATTAGCCTCGATACCCTTTGCAGGAAGACCAACGGTTCGGAATACCCTTCCGAAAAATCCTATCTTCCTATCAGTCCAGATGTGCTGGTCTCCCATTGGAATACCGAGTGTGTAATTCTTTCCGTCCGCGGAGGGCTCACCGATAAGCACATTATGTACCGTTTCAGGTATACTGCCGTCATAGAGCAGTATGTCCGCTCCTTTAATCAGCTGAGCCATAGTTATATACCTCCACAGCACCGTAGGTCTGGCGCATAAGTCCGAGGTCTTTCAGCTCACTTTTCAGAAAATAAAGTGACTGACCGGCGTTGAAATAGGTCATTGTGGCGCTGTAACCGAGACCGGACTGAGTCAATGCAGAGGCTGCCGGAGCATCATTATCAATGGAATTCAGCGCTCTTAACACAGCCTGAACGATGACATTCTTAACCGTAAGTCCGGTATCTTCACCGCTAACGGGGTCGGCTATCATAATGTCGATCTCTTTGCCGTATTTTCTGCCGACAGTACGCAGCTTAGCTGATGCCTGTTCAAGCAGAACTTCCGCTGCTGCTGTCTGCTGCGCCGTCAGGCTTATCCCCAGCGCCGTTATGTCGCTTACGCTTGCGTAAACTGTTCCCATTTGCAGCCTCCTTTTCAGCAGGAGCATTGCCCTCTGCCTTTTCAGGCGAGGGCTTTTCATCTCTGCTGACTATCCTGTTATGATAGACCATTTTATCACTCCTTATGCGTTATTGCAGGTCAGACCGGAGAGGTCATAGAGCTGTGTATTGGTGTAAGTGCTGCCGTCAGCACCCTTTGTGCTCTGAACTACTTTGAGTTTCTGAGTATTCTTGTCAGTAATCTTGAATACTCCGTTCTTGTCGGGATCGTCAATGAGTTCAACAAGTCCGCCGCCTGCTGAGGGTTCAAGTCCTACCATAACCGATGTAGAATCTGCGTCGATATTTGTGAACTTGACAGCGAGGAAGTTTCCTGCGCCCCAGTCAGTTGCAAGTGCGCCTGTGCTAAGGTATTTCAGTGTACCGGTGATAGCGCCGTTAGCGACTGTAATTCCGGTCTGGAGGTCGCTGACCTGTGTGCCGAACATATCCGTCTCACCGTCTTCGGCGGCTACGGTGAGACTTGTCAGGGGTTTGTTGCCACTACACGAGCGAATGAAGCGGCATCGAGGATACCCCAACCGACATAGCACTCAGATCTGAGTACGATCTCGTTTGTGCGTTTGAGGTCGCCCTGACCGTCAGGATCACCGTAAGGAATGACCTCGAATGTCACGTTCTGAGCATAGCCCCACTTGAACGCATTTGCGAAGTCGCCGACAATTGCTCTGTCAAGGCTGCTGCCGAAGGAAACGGTGCTGTTGATGTCGGCTGTCATACCGCCGAAGTTTCCGGGATTTGCGCCGTAGCGGAATTCGGGGTACATAGGTGCGTGGGAGTCAGCCATTTTCATCTGACCGAGAGCAGAGCCGAATGCCGGAGCCATAGCGATACCGGTAACATCTCTTTCAGCAAGCTGAATAGGTGCAACAGCGCTGTCGATGTTGTCGTCAGGTGTTGAAGAATTGTAAGTAACAGTGTTTGTGATAGTGCTGTCGAAGCAATTATCGCCTACGATGCTTGAAGCTACGTTAGTAGCAGGGTTTACACCGTGAAATGCAGCGATGTCGAAGCCTCTTGCGATCTTCTTTGCAAAGCCGTCATTGAATGCCTGAAGAATGGGGAGCTGCTTTTCCTCAGTCATCTTGAGGAATTCCTCGGTGACTCTGTGCTGATAAACGAACTTGATAGGCTTGATAGTAACCGAGCCAGTCGAAGCATCACCGGCAGGCTTCTGAGCGCCCTCACCAACGATAGCAGCTTCGCCGTCCATAGAGAATGTCATTACGTCGATGCCTGCGAAAGGCATAGGATCGCCGCCGCAGAGTTTTGCGAGTGTGGATTTGCCCTTCACCTTGTTGAAAAGGTCTTTTACAAGTTCAGGCTTGAAAAGGGTTCCGGTTGTAGATTTGTTTCCCATAGTGTTATTCCTCCTCAGTTGTTATTGATCTCACGCAGCATTTCAAGCTCTGCGGAGTTCTTGGAATTTGTGAATGCTCCTTCACCGGAGTATCTTGGTGTGGGCTGATGTTTGGGCACTGTGAAATACTTTGAGAAAGTATCAGCGTCCTTGTTGATCTCGTCCTCAGTCTCGCCAGAAAGCTTTTCTGCAAGTTCAAAAGGTATGCCCTTTTCGTTTGCTGCTTTCATCTTCATAGCAGAGATCTTATAGGACTTGTTCTCGGTGCTGAGAGCGTCAACAGCAGCCTTGCTGTCGTCACGCTCCTTAGCGAGTGCAGCAGCAGCGTCAGGTGAGAGCCAGCCCTCATACTTCTTGACAGTCTCTGCAACAGCTGCATCGACCGCGCACTTTACAGCAGCATCAAATTCAGCCTGAGCGGTGCTAGGTTTGAATTCTGTTCCCATTGATTTGTCCTCCTTTTCGGGAATATATTTCTTTGTAACTCCGGCGTTTATCTGCGCCGGAACAGCAACAAAGCTCCATTCATAGACATCTGTGATGTCATCAAGGATAACGTGGCAGCCGTCCTGCCCTTTGTGATGCCCACACTCGGTAATGTGCCTGTCACAGCCACAGACCGAGCATATCCTCTTATTCGCAGTGCAGCTCACGCTGACTTCCTTTTTGATACCAGCATCTATCTCAGTGATGAGATCCTTATTATTGTCGGTACGGACTATGTAAGCCATACCTTTGAGCCATTTATAGACGCGCCCGTCTTTGGTGAGTTTAGTTGGCTCTATTATGACCTCAGTGTCGAATACACGGGCGGTCTGATTGCCGGTTCTTGGATCGTGATCAAATATACCGGTCTTACCGACAAACAGCTTGCTCATGGTGAGCAGTGCATCGTCAGAAAAGCGCTCCTGATCTCTGTCTATATCATTGTCACAGAGATGAATCGGAAACGCATAGACTTCATTTTCAGCAAAAGGTCTGCGTGTGAACTGATTTATCTTTTCAAGCATTGAATTATCCATATTTCCTCCTTAATAGCAGATACGCTGTTTTTTTACTTCCTTTGAAGTCGAGCATATCCAGTGTGCCAGTGTAATCGATTCAAGCAGCGTTATGTCAATGCCCTCCATTAGTGACGCATAGCCGTAGCCGCCACTTGAACCTATTGCTCGGTGTTCAGAATTGGAAACTGCCTGAGTGAGAGAAGGCTGACCTGAGTGGCAGATGCTGCCCTCAAATAGTTTCTTCTCAAACAGGGCATTTGCCTCAATAACTTCCGACAGCTTCGGGAGCACTGCTTTGCACTTAATGCCTGCATCCTTCATATCACTGGCGAGAATATCCTGATTGCCGGCACCGTCAATAATCACCTTTGCAGCGTGAGCGCCGCGGAGATAGTCGATTATCCACGCATTGCCGTCCCGAACAGGTCGGCAGTCGATAGCCTCGACGAAGATCCTGCTGTCCGGCAGTTTGACAGCAACAGAAAGAGATACATTTGCTGTGACCTTTGCGTACTTGACTCCGTAGAAAAGTCTGACCGGAGTTTTCAACTCCGGCTTATTGACCTTGTATTCTTCCCACTCCCTGCGGCTGATAGCCGACTTCTGGCTGTAAGTGAGCCACAGTCCGAGACGCTGGATATTGTCATCGACCTTGTCATCATCGCCGCCCAGTTCGTCCTTGATAGTTCGTTCACTGAGTATATATCCCAATGACGGGTTGGTTTCATACCAGAGTTCAGGATCATGAGCATCAGTGAGTGTCGGAACAGACCATTCAGCCCAGCCTGCATCTTCATTCTTGCCATTCAAGGTGTTCTTGCGGTAGTTAAGGAATACGGTACCGGAAGAAACGGCAGTCGGCGGAGTACCGCACATAAGCGTCTGAGGGTTCTGACTGTCGGTGACGACATACTTCAGAGCGCTTTCCTGATCGGATGTATACTCCTGCGCTTCATCGAGTATCAGATCATCATATCCCTCACCAAGACCGCCTTTGCTTGAACGAGTACGGAAGTTTATAACAGCTGTACTGTCATCTTTAAGCCATTCGATAGTTTCAAGGCCGTATTTCTTGGTAGTTTTGTAGTCCTCGCCCTCTTTGTAGCCAGCCTCAGAGAGACGGTCACAGCACTTGCTCCACGCATTGCTTGATGTGGTCGTTCTGTGAGCTGTATAAAGGACACGTCTGCCATGAGTGACGCCCCAGATCGCTCGCATTATAAGTATCTCAGACTTGCCGTTGCGCCGAGGAATAGACCAGCCGAACTTCATATGCCGGAAGGTTCCGTCATCGTTCACAGCCATAATATCTTCGAGCATCAGCTCCTGCCACGGCTGCGCTTTTCGCTTGGACCTGTTGTATATCTCGACTGCCTCAGAACCGAGGGAATCAGTATATGGGCAGACAACAGATACTGTCGGAGTCTGTCTGCCTGTCCGCTTTTCGCCCAGTGCAATCAGCTCCTTTCGTTATAGGCTCATAGGCTCTTCCAGTCAAATGTCAGGGGCAGCAGCCGGTTTGAGATGATCTCGGTACCGGTGGAAAAGTCCTGACCGGGCTTTATCTTATCGGACTTCTGACGGTTGCAGGTGAAGTGTGCGAGCTGGAGATTGCTCATATCAGAAGGGTGACCGCCTTTTGCTACTGGAATGATATGGTCAATTGTCGGGCTCAAAGGATGTGGGAACTTGAAGCCGAAATCGACAGGCTTGCCGCAGATGCCGCACACACGCTGCGTTGCATAGATCTTCTTCTTGTTGCTCTCAAACTGCGCTCGCTGAGTGCCGTTGTGATCAGGTCTCAGGTTGGGCTTTGCCATAAACCACCTCCGTGAGGGTATAAAAATAGCACTTGCAACTTAGTTTCAAACTGGTTGCAAATGCTTGTAAGTTATTATCTTCGGCTCAGTTTCTTCAAGAGCCACGGCGTAAAGATTGATTCTCTCACTCTGCCTGTTGGAAATATGTTGTATTGCGGTATATACATTTTTACCTCCGTGAAGGTATAAGAAAACCGCCCCGATTGCTCGAAGCGGTTTAAAAACGGTATTTTGGTGGGTGTGCCCTTTCCCACATTTCTTTTGACCCAGAGGGTGCGTAGCAGCACATTCTCTACTTCAAAATACCTGTTCTTATCCTATACTTATTATAACACAATTATTCTTTTTTGTAAAGGGTTTTATTCTTTTTTTCAAGTTTGACAAGATTTTTATTTCTGATACGATAGAAAGTCATAACAGAATTCTTGTAATCAGTTTCTTCGGTGTCAAGAATCAGTTTAGCAACAACATTCAAATTAGTCTCATCGAGGCTCTTTACCATAAAAACTGTATTATCATTTTTAAGATCCCTGATAATGAGGTCAGGGGATTCAACTGTACTCACGCCGTATTTCTCAAATAATGAATAATCTTCCGGATGTCGAGTTTTTATATGATCTAAGCGCTCATTAGTAACAATGATTTCATCCGTTTTTAGCTTGCCGAATTCCTGTTCAAGCGGCTGAGTATCAATTTTTCCCAGCTTTGTGATCTCAGCCATATTATCACTTCCTGATGATATTTTACCACCATTCACGCCATTTGTCATGATTTGCGGCTGATTTTTAGCCTGCAATCTCTCAGCTTCCTCCGGCGAAAGCACAGTCGGTTTGTAGCTACTGGCAGCGTCCGGAACTTCCTCCCACGTCTTTGAGCGTGAACCGTCAGCGTTCTGCTTGCCCCTGAGGACTTGCCCGTCATAGATTATCGTGCAGTCGCAGTTATCGTGGCGGCGGAAGATGTCATCCGGCTGAGTGCCGAACCTGTACTTACCGGCAACGCTGCTGCACCACTCGCAGCAGTTCGAGCCCTCACGGATGATGTAGCAGGTCAGCCCTGCATCGTTCCGGAACGTGGCATTTTTCCTGATGAAGTCGTCGTGTGCGGACTTGACTATCGTATCACTTCCGGCTCTTGCACGGCGCTTGATAACGCTGTCCTCAACGGTCGGATCAACGAGGGAGTGAGTGAACTGCTGCACACGCTCCGCCGGAAAATCCTCCTGCTGAGGACGGATATGGATACCGGCTTTTTCGTCCATAGCTCTCTGGACACGGGCGCAGGTAGCATTGATGTCCTCGTAGCTGTCACGGAGTATCTGGGTGGTGATGCCCTCACGGTCGCTCAGATCGAGGACTTCCGCCGAAAGCTCCCTGCTGACAGCACAGGCGATTATTTGAGTGTAGCGCTCAGTGTCGATGAACGTTGCTCTGCCGCCGTTTATGCGCTTCACGATCGTGCGGAACTCCGGGTCGGTGCTGAGCTTTTTGTCAATAGTCTCCCGGAGCTTCTTATAATCAGCCATTGTCGCTCTCCAATCCTGTCAGGCGGCGGATATTGCCGTTGCCGATGAAGCCGGGTACAGCCTGATTGACCTTGAGGATAGCGTCACCGGCAGCGCCAAGAGCAGCGGCGTCAGGCTCGAATATTGGCAGCCACTCAGGGGCGGTATTTGCAAACGCCCTGCGGTCATACTCGAAATTGTCACGGACACAGGCAGCGAGATATCCGGCGTTGAGATACCCCACACCGATAGTCCTCTGCGCCTTGCGTGAAGTAAGTCTGAGCGATTCGTGCGATGCCCTGATAGCATCATAGCTTGCAGGATTGTCAGTGGTGAAGCCAAGATCGTCAAGTGTCAGACCGGTCTCGCCGGCGAATACGGAAGCGTATGATTTGAGCTGCTCCGCATAAGGAGCCATACTCTGCTGCTGGAACTGTCCGACTGTAGGCTTGTCGCCGTCCTCGTCCTTGCCGATGTTGAGGAATGAGGACATCGTTGCAGCACGGTTGTTGAACTCAGCATCGTCCGACAGTCCGAGGATATACTTCTGAGGAAAGCTGTAAAACTCTGCGGATACGTCCATACGCCTGAACGTCCTGAGAACAGCCTGAGTGATGTGCATACAGGTGCGGCTGATACGGCTGTGACCGAAGGGACGTTTAGAGTCCGGTCTGTTGATGATCGGGGCGAGCAGAGCGTAGGGAGCCTTGTGAACGAATGTCAGGCTCTCGTCAAGTCTGCCCCCGACGTAGTAGTCGGTCTGATACGGACGGAAGTAGGCTTCCAGAATGGGTGTGCGGCTGTACTCGTCACGTTCAAGAACGGCATAGCCCTCCGTGAGCATCTTCGTCACCGGATCAATCGTGCCGGTAGCGTTGCTGCCGTCAATGACCTGCATTGTGGGATAGCCGGTCTCGTCCTGTCCGATGTAGATGAAGCTGCAAGCCGAGATCAGCGCCGACAGCACAGAATCGTCCAGAAGCACGTCCGAGTTGTTAAGCTTATAGATCTCATTCAGTCCGAAGTCGTCATTACTGAACTTGTCGAATACTATACGATCTGCAACGCTGTCAACAGCCTTCGCACACCAGCCGAGCGAATAAGCGAGCCAGCCAAACTCCTTCGGAAGTATGCTGCTCAGTTCGCTGACTGAGACCTTCATATCGTAGTAAGCATAGCGAGTGAGCACTCTCAAACGCTTTGCATCCAGTTTTCTTTTGAGATACGGCAGCCCGTATTCCATAAAATTCACCTCTTGTTTTGGTGCTTGTCGCAGATTTATGAGCATTGACGCGGGGTAGTCCTAAGCCCTACTGTTAGGGGGTACCCTCCCCCCATACAAACTGTGCCTGATACATTGATATAAACTATAATTATAAAAAATATTAGCTTACTAATCAATTCTTATATTTAAATGTTTACATTAATTTGTGTAAATTAATTATAAAGGAGTTGGTTATATGTTAAGAATATTCTTATTGTTTGTTGCCTTTACCGTATCAGCCGCTGGAATGTCCGAGGCAACTGACAGTATCGTTGATTGCTATGTAAGCAATTATAACGATTGCAAAATTTACATAGCTCTCGGATTAGGCGTGAGTGTTGCTGGATTCCTCGGACTATAACAGAAATACCCCGGCGGTTGCCGAGGTACTTCCTGAGGGAGAAATCAAATGTCAGTAATTGGTGAGTGTGGTTGCAGAGACCGGACTTGAACCGATGACCTTCGGGGCATGAACCCGACGAGCACTCCGACTGCTCTACTCTGCCATAACCGGCAGTGTGCTGCCGGAATAACGTAAACAAAAGAAAGGAGACAGAATCTCAGGCGGAACCCTGTCGTCGTCAAGTGCCTTTCCGCCTGAGTTCTATGATATTATTATAGCACTTGATTTTTTCCCAAGTGTATCAACTTTCAAATAATTTGAAGAAATTTTGCAGTCATATATGTAAGTTTGTATCTGTATCGGCGATAAGTACTCTCGCTTGCAGTTATAGGATAAGGCTCTCTATTCTTTATGCTTCTCAGGACTCCCTTGCGGTACTCCTGAGGAATAGTTTCAATAGCCTTTTCGACCGCTTCACATTCCTTGCCAAGCATAGCCAGCTTTATAGCCTTCTGCTCAGTCGGATTGCCGGTGCCAGAGTGAGGCACGCCGTCCGGAGCAGGACTGCCTTGCAGAATATCTTCGCGCTCGGAGCGCAGCCGTTCATAGTCTCTCACAAGGTACAGCATACGCATATACAGGTTGTGCGGCAGCTTGTAGGGGTTGTTCTTCTGCCTCTGATAGTTTCTCATAGCACCGCCTCCGTATAGTAGATTTCCCGGTTGAGACCGCAGCGGTTCATGTAGCAGATAGCCTCGGTACGGGTGTTGAATTCAAGTATCCGAAACAGAGTGATATGTATGTACGCGCCGGTGATACCGTTCCGGATCCTGAACCTTGCACGAGGTGAGTCGATATGTGCGTTCATCCCTCTCCGCCCCCTTTGAGTATGAGTATCGCTATCCCGGCTACGCAGATGCCGAGACCAATAGCGCTTACGATAAAGTCTGACATCAGTATTCACCTCGCAGTATCATATCTTGCGCGATTAACGCCATATCACAAGCAGTCTCATGATGGCACTTCCAGCATTGTGAAAATATAAATCCACAGGAAGTGGAAGCCAAACACCTCAATGCAAGTTCATACACTGTTTTCATCGTCAGCACCTCCTAAGTCACAAACTGTTATACACACATTGTATTTCTTGCCATTGCTTTCAAAGCTGACTGTAATGTTATCATCCTTTCTCCGGCTAATTCAACCAAAGCAACAGCTATCTTGCAAAATTCTTTCATCAGATCCATATTATTTTTCACCACCTATCAGCTCAGGGTTGTCGTAGATGTTGCCGATGACCTCGCCTCTCTGGTAGGCAAACACACAGAATACAGTGTTCGGCTTTACAGCTGAGAAACGCGCATAATGAGGAAGATAGTTGATAGAGTATCTTTTCCCTTCATATTCAACAATATCTCCCTCGAAGATCTTCACGCCGTTCTTGTCGGTCAGGCCGGTGTACTGCCCGAGAGTATCAGTATAAACAACCTTTTTCTCAATGTCAGGCTCTGTCTGATAAATGATAGAATGGTCGCCGCTGCCACAAAGTACACCGCCATACACCCAGTTGCTTTCAACGGGGCTGCCG